GTGCTGCTCAAGCTTATGACTATATTCCTTTTCATTATACTAATTTAAAAATACAAAAAACATTACCAAAAGAAGGATATCATGTTTGGCATATTGAACATGGAAATTCTTATCAAGAATCTGGTAGAGCTTTTGTATTTTCTATTTATTTAAATGATGTTGAAGAAGGTGGGGAAACAGAATTTTTAAATTTTTCAAAAAGAGTAAAACCTAAAGCTGGTAGAATAGTTATTTGGCCCGCAGCTTTTCCTTATGTTCACAGAGGAAATCCACCGTTGTCTGGTGAAAAATATATTCTAACATCATGGATGATGATAAGATAAATGTCGTTTAATCACGAAATAAAAGATCTTAAATTTCATATAAACAAATTAGTTCCTAAAGACGTTTGTAGATACTTTATAGATTATTTTGAAAACAACCCTGAATACTATGATATAGAAAACAGCTATAAATATATAACGCGAGAATATGAAATTGATAACTTTAAATGCATTAATTTAACTGATGTATGTAAAACAGATGAAAAAGCTATAAAACCTTTAAATTTAGCCAAATTTTATATTTCTATAATGATAACAAATTATGTTTTATATATTCAAAAAAAAATGTGTCCTACCTTTAATGATAAACTAATATCTCAATCAAGTAATATACGTATAATGAGATATGAAGAGGGACAATGTATTACAGATCATACCGATGTTGGAGACAATATTAGAGCTTCTTGTACATTAAATTTAAATGAAGATTATGAAGGTGGTGAGTTTAGATTTTTTAATGGTCAAATAAAACACTCTTTTAAAACAGGAGATGCTATGATATTTCCTGCGGAACCTATATGGATTCATGGCACTGAGCCTGTTACAAAAGGCACAAGATATTCAATTAATTGTTTTTTACACATATGAAATTAGTATATTCAATACCTGATCAATTATATTATATTCAACATTTTTTAGATTATTCTACATATAAAAAATTACATTATGATGTTTTTAAAAGTAAATTAGTTAATTTAACGTCTACTAAAAATGAATGGGATGACCAATTACAAAATGGACATAGAGGTTTTGTTACCAGAACTGGTTTAGAAACAAATTACACTCCTCTTCAAAAAATTAAAATACTTTTAGAACATAATCCTTTTCATAAAATAAAAATAAAAAATTTTTGTCCAATGATTCATTCAATGAATGATGGAGCAGGTATTAATTGGCATAATGATCATTTGTATAAATATGGAATTACTTATTACATAAACAGACGTTGGAATCATGAATTTGGAGGAGAATTTTTATTTCAAATAAAAAAGAATAATGGTTTTATTCCTTTAGTAGGAAATTCAATTGTTATTGTAAAGGCTCCTTTGAATCATAAAGTGGTACCTGTAAATAGACCTGTTGTACCTAGAAAAACAATTCAAATATTTGTAGAAAAAAAAGATTAAGTTTTAATAATATAAACTATTGTTAAATAAGGTTGAACAACCGAAGTTGCATCTCCTGTAAAATTAGCACTCATGTTGTGAGCGTGTCCACTTCCAGACCCTGTATTATTAGTAACTCCAGTTTCATATGGTGTACTACCAGGATTTCCTTGTTGATATTTCCAAGGTGGAGGAGCCCCTGGATTTGAGCCTCCGCTGTGAGTATGACTAGCTAGTTGGGAAGTAGATAATGTAGCATTTGCCGTAGATCCACCAACATTTCCAGTTGCACTAACTGTATTTGCTCCACCGGTTGAACCTAAATTTTTAGTGCCTGATTTACTTATCGTTACATTGTCTTGTAAATCTGGTACGTTAAACGTAGTTGAACCATCTCCTGAGCCATACGTAGTACCAATTATTGCAAATAAAGCAGAGTATGTAGCTCTTGAAACTGCAGAGCCGTTGCATTCTAAATATCCTGCAGGTATTGAAGAGTCTGACCATGGTACAATAGTAGCTGTTGGAATACCTTCAATTCCAGTTATATTAGCTGCGCTAAAATCATATTTGGTTGCTTCGTAATTTGCCATTTTTTTCCTACGTTTTAATTATATACATTATTGTTAAATAAGGTTGAACAACAGAAGTTGCATCCCCTGTAAAATTAGCACTCATATTATGAGAATGTCCACTTCCTGATCCAGTATTTCCTGAATTTGTACTAGTTGCCATTGGATAAAATGGGCCAGGGTTTTGTTGTTGCAATGGACTCTTAGACCTTAAACCTGCAGGATGCGAATGAGAAGCAAGTTCACCAGTAGATAAACTATGATTTGCAGTTGAACCAGCAACGTTTCCAGTTGTAGTAACCGTATTAGCTCCACCAGTTGAACCTAGATTTTTAGTACCTGATTTACTTACTGCAACATTATCTTGTAAATCTGGTACGTTAAATGTAGTTGAACCATCGCCTGAACCGTAGGTAGTACCAACTATTGCAAATAGAGCAGCGTAAGTTGATCTTGACACTGCGGCACCATTACATTCTAAATATCCTGATGGTGCAGTTGAATCTGACCATGGAATAATGGTTGCTGTTGGAATACCTTCAATATCTTGAAGATTTGCTCCATCAAAATCATATTTAGTTGCTTCGTAGTTTGCCATTTTTTTCCTATGTTTTAATTATATATGTTACTGTTAAATAAGGTTGTAAAACCGAAGTTGCATCCCCAACAAAATTTGCGCTCATATTATGAGAATGAGCTGCACCACCTCCAGTAGAACCTACATTAGGCGCTGGAAAAGCTCTGTTAAAACCATAATACCCTGGTGTACTCCCAGGAGGAGGACTAAATACTGCAGAACTTCCATGGCTATGAGAAGCAAGTTGTGCTTCTGATATTGTAGCATTTGCAGTACTACCTCCAACATTTCCTGTTTTAGTTACTGTATTTGCTCCACCAGTTGATCCTACATTTTTAGTTCCTGATTTTCCAACTGGAACATTATCTTGTAAGTCTGGAACATTGAAAGTTGTTGAACCATCACCTGATCCATAAGTTGTGCCAACTATTGCAAATAAATTTGCATACGTTGATCTTGAAACTGCAGATCCATTACATTCTAAAAAACCCGAAGGAATAGATGAATCACTCCATGGCACGATAGTTGCTGTTGGAATACCTTCAATTCCTGTAAGGTTAGCACCATCGTAATCATATCTAGTTGCTTCGTAGTTTGCCATTTATCCTCCTAAGAAGAATAAGACGTAGGCCTTGCACCTAATCTAGTAATTTTTTCAGCTTCAGTTTCGTCTCTGAAAGTTCCAGAATCTGCTGGATCTTCAATTGACAAAGTGTTGTTGTCCCAATTAGATTGTAATTGTGCCAAATGCGCTGCATCCCATTTATTACTAAATTGACTTATTTCTCCGATATTGGCTTCAGCAAAAGATGAATGTGGAGTTGTGTCTCTATACTCTACTTCGTCTGAAGTATTTGATGTTCCATATTGTATGGCCCAAATATTTGAAAATTTAGTATCATTCCAAAAAGCATCATCATCAATAGGATAACCAATACCTTCAGAAGCTCCTTCAGCATAATTTTTAATTACTAATTTATCATCAAAAACTATTGTCCAATTTCCTTTAGCAGCCATATTCTATTTCTCCCTATAAGTCCAACCTGTTGTAGCGTCTCCAGAATATACTAAACTGAAACCAGCACCTTGAGTATTAACTGTAAGGTCAGCTGCACTGTTTGCTATATTAGAGCCGTTTCTTCCAACGGTTAATGCGTTTGTATTAAAATCATATCCTTGGTCAATAACAGATACTTCATCTCCAGTGCTTGGAGATGCTGGTAAAGTTAAAGTAAATGCTCCACCATTTGTATTCGCTAAAATTTGTGCACCAGCTTGAACTGTTTCAGCTCCAGTGATTGCTCTCCATACTTTTTCTTCAGAGCCCTTGTATACATTTGTACCATCTGACCATAACTGATAAGTATGTCCTTCACATAAAAGAACACCTGAACCAGAAGTAGTTTTAAAAGTTAAAGTGAAACCTGCATGATCGCAAGCATCTTGAACTGTGTAAGTTTTTTCAATTGAATCTGGAATAGTAACGTTTACGTTTGCTTCAAGTGTACCAGTTAATTTAATAACTTCGTTCTTACCATTTGATACTG